GATAGCTTGACCTGCTGTACCATTACCTGAAATGTTTAGCTGTGAAGCACCCACTACATTGTCATCAATACTTGCACTTAGGGTTACATTACCTGAACCATTAAATGCTACTGCTGAAGCTGTTATGTCACCTGATATAGCAAAGTTTCTGTTATTAGCTAAAGTAGTAGATGTATCTGCATTACCTACGACATCACCTGTTAAGCCACCTACAAAAGCAGTAGAAGTTATTGAGGTAGCACCTGTAACAACACCTGCATCAATAACAATAGTTTCGTCTAATACTATTTGCTGTCCTGTCAGTGGTGTTAGTTTTAAATCTGTACCTGCTGTAGATGTTATAGAGTTACCATTTATATTGATATTATCTACTTGTAATGCAGTAAGAGTACCAACTGATGTTATAGCAGTTTGTGCAGAACCTGTTACTGTTGATGCTGTTCCTGATGTATTACCTGTGACATTACCAGTTAGGTTTCCAACAAATGCTGTTGATGTAATTGAGGTTGCACCAGTTACAACACCTGCATCTATTACTATTGCACCATCTAAAACAATTTGTTGTCCTGCTAATGGAGTGATATTTAAATCTGTTCCTGCTGTTGAGGATATGGTATTGCCATCAATATTTATGTTATCAACTTGTAAAGCTGTTAATGTTCCAAGACTTGTTATATTGCCTTGTGCTGCTGTTTGTATCGTACCTGTTAAATTACCAACTACATTACCTTCAATATTAGCTACTAAGGTTGCTGTCTGATATCCTGTTCCACCTGTATTTACTGTAGTTGTAGGCTCTACTTGTAATAATTCAAATAACTTATATTTACCACTGTCGTTTTGATCTCTGAATAAACCTGTGAACTGATTATTTGAACCTGATGCTCTATATTGACCATAGAAACCAATATCTAATGAATTAGCTGTGTTGTCTTTTGCTAATTTGATTAATGGGTCTGTAACATGAAGTTCGTTAGTATCTGTAGTGGTTGTAGTTCCATTTACAGTCAAATTACCTGAAATCGTTACATTATTTGGTAATCCAATAGTTACAGTAGCATCTTCACTACCTGAACCTGATACTTCTATTTCGTTAGCTGTTCCACTTATTCCTGATACATAATTACCAGTCGTGTCTGTTGCAAGAGCCACGCTGTTTGGTTGAATTGCTGTAGTTAGGCTTATGTTACCTGTTCCATCAAAACTAACCCCTGAAGCCACGACATCACCTGATAGGGCGATTGTACGACCAGTTGCTAAAGCAGTAGCTGTAGAAGCATTACCTGTTAGTGAAGCTGTTACAGTTCCAAACTCTACATCATCTGTAGTACCGACTGCCTGACCGATAGATATGGTTGGTGTTGCTGTTTCACCACTATTGTTTGCTAATGTGATACCTGTACCTGCAACTAAGCTAGAAACATATGAACCTGTGGTATCTGTACCTAATGCAACACTATTAGCTTGTATTGTTGTAGATATTGATATTCCTGCTGTGCCATCAAAGTTAGCAGTACCGACTACATCTCCTGAAAGAGCAATGGCTCTTGTTGTTGCTAATGCAGTTGCTGTGCTTGAATTACCAACTAAAGCACCTGTGACCTGATTAAAGACAACATCATCACTTGTACCTACACTTTGCCCTATTGCAAAGGTAACACCATTACCTGAAGCTGTACTTGTAACACCAGTACCACCAAGTAGAGATAAAGTCTCGGAATCAAGGTCTATAGCTATTGTTGATGAACCATCACTAATATCTAGGTCTTGTGCAGTTATATTTGCATCTACATAAGTTTTAATTGCTTTAGCTGATGCAACAGTCGTATCAGTTGCAGCTACACTTGATAAATCAGTATCTAGCACACCTGATTTAAGATTATCTAGTTCTATGTTAGAAACTGTGTTGTTATCAACATCTATTGTCTTATTTGTTAATGTTTGGCTTCCTACTAAGGTAGCAACAGTAGAATCAATCGCAAATGTCACTCCATTGCCTGATGCTGTGGAATCTAGTCCAGTACCACCTAATAATGATAATGTTTCACTATCTAGGTCAATTGCTATGTCATTAGAGCCATCAGAAACATCTAAATCCTGTGCTGTGATGTTTGCATCAACATATGCCTTAATTGATTGCTGTGATGCAACTTTAGTAGCTGAATTACTAGCAAAATTGTCTTCATCTAAAAATGCACTACCTGATATAGCTGTATTTAACACACCACTGTTTATTACTGGTGCTGTTAAGGTTTTATTTGTTAATGTTGCTGTTGTGCCTGAAAAATATGTGTCTAGCCTTGTTATGGCTATTTGTTTCATAGTTCCGTTGTCATTTACTATGAATTGGTCTGCATCTACTAAAACAACTGAACTTGCACTGGTATCTCCATCTAAAACATTGATCTCTGTGCCTGTTGTAGTAATAGCAACTGAACCATTTAGTTTTGGTGCAGTAAGTGTCTTATTTGTTAGTGTCTGCGTTCCTGTAAGCGTTACTACGCTATTATCTATTGCAAGTGTTATATTGTTACCACTTAGGCTAGAAGTTAAACCTGTGCCACCTAAGATTCCAAACACTTCTGAATCTAAATCTATAGAACCATTATTACTACCATCTGTTATGTCTAAATCTTCGGCTGTTAGTTGTGTATCTACATAAGCCTTAATAGATTGTTGTGAAGCTACCTTTGTTGCACTATTTGATGAGAAATCATCTTCATCTAGGAATGCTGTACCTGAAATTGATGTATTAAATACAGGTGTGGTTAAAGTCGGTGATGTAAGTGTTTTGTTAGTTAATGTCTGTGTACCTGTTAAGGTCACTACTGTTGCATCTATAGCAAAGCTGACATTATTGCCACTAGCAGTAGAACTGATACCAACACCACCTAATAAACCAAGTGTTTCGCTATCTAAATCAATAGCAATAGTTGTTGTTCCATCTGTTATATCTAAATCTTGTAAAGTAACCTGTGCATCAACATAAGTTTTTATACTTTGTTGGGTGACTAAAGCAGTAGCACTATTTGAAGCCATGTTATCTTCATCTAGTATTGTGTTTACAGTTGTGCCACCACCATTTAACTGTAAGTTATATATTTTTTGTGTAAGAGATTGTGCTTCTGTAGTATCTGAAGCTGTCCATGTTGTATTGGCGTTATCATAAATTAAAACAGCACCATTGTTAGTTGCACCTGCTGTATCTTGGTCAATACCTCTACCCATGATTGCACTAGGACCAGCAAGACCTTGTGTGCCAATTGTAGTGACTGTTATTCCACTGGTACTAGTTATCTCAATCTGATTGACTGTACTTACGCTTGTTACAGTTATGGAATCTACTGAACTCATGTTGTTATATTCCTTCTTATACTATAAGTACCTTCTATTAATCTTGTAACAACAGCAGCACCACTTGTGATCTCTAAATCAAATACTCCATCATCTGATTCAAGATTTGCTGTGTCTGTTGCTGATATAAGTAATTGAACAGTTCCTGCATTACCACCAAGAGTCATACGACCATTAGATGATGTTAATGTTATTACTGTTGCTGTTGCATCAGGACTTTCTTTAAGTGACATAGCACCTGTAAATCCTGTGAGATTGATTAATGTTCCTGTTGAATCTTTAAGCGTAAGAGTCTGACCGAATGTAGCTCCCTGCTCTATAATAAAATGATGATATCCTGCACTCATTAAAACTTCCTATAAATTGCATGGTATCTACCATATAGCTTCTGCTGTGTTAACTATAACAAAGAATTTATTAAGTTGCTTTCTTTGTTGTTCTCTTTTTAGTAGTTTTCTTTTTTGCAGTAGTCTTTGGTGCTTCTCCACCTTCCCATGCTTCATTGACATCAGGAGTGGAAGGGTCATCTGCTTGTAGTTGCCCTTTATCATTTCTTGCTCTTTTTACTTCTTTAACTTCTGCTTGTACATCTAGTGTTTCTTCTACTGAATCTACTTTAACTTCCATTGCCCAACCATTGTTGACAAATGTATTCATAACATCATCTTGCCATTCCCCTGCAGATTCTATAATTTCGTTATGTTTATAAAGTTTTACTTCTGTTCCATGCTCATTTGCTGATGCAGGTTTTGGAACTACTATTTTAAATTTTCTTCCCATTTTTATACCTATAAAAAAGGGGGGAGATTAATCCCCCCTAGAGTTACCTCAATTAAGCATTATGCTCTACATTAGTAGTAGGTGCATTTCTAGGTCTGCTTTTAACAACCATTCCACTGATAGGTGTACCAGTTGAATGAGTTCCTGTTTTAGCTAGAACTAGTCTTACATATCTCTTACCACCAACATAACCACACTGCCATTGATCACCTGCAGTATCAGGATTTCCACCTGTAGTACCATCAAGTTTTAACCAAATACCACCTGCAGCAATAGTGCCATTGACAACATCAGCCTGTACACAATCAGTGTAAGTTGAATCATCATCACTATGCTCTAGCGATACTTCAAAGTAAACAGAACCTGAAAGTGTATCACCCTCTGCTCCAACGCTTACTACAGCAGTTGCTTCTTCAAAACCCTGTAAATCAATACCAGTACCATTAGCACCTGCAGTTTTTACAGCATTTATAATTGAGTTTCCTATTTCAATATTATTTGATAAATCTTGCATTATTTACTCCTTATACTGAACATTTAAGTTTAGAGATTGCTTCAGCTTGGATAACCTGTCCACCAACTCTTCTTCTAGCAATATATCTTACATTACCAGTAGTAGCTTGAGTGAAAGGGTCTCTTAGAACAGCTAAGTTTACTCTATCTACAATCATATAACCACGTCTAAAGTCACCAAATGCAACTGGGAAAGTGTTAGCACCTTCACTTGGCATATCAGTAGCTTCTACATAGCTATGTCCAAGAATAGTGTTAGTAACACCACCTTGTAATGACATTCCTGCTTGGAACACATATTGTCCTGCAGTATCTTTTAGTTTTCTTATTTTAGCTAAAGTAGTTCTGTTAAAAACAAAAGTACCATTAGATGAATAAGCAGACTTGATGTTATGAACTAATGAAATAAGACCATCAGCAGTTATTTCGTTAGCATCACCTGAATTAACTGATGAAACATTGCCATTTGTCATGAAGCCTTCAGGTTTTCCAACCATATCTCCACTTACAAACGCACTTCCTTCAGCTTTAGCGAATTGTTCACTAAATTCAGATTGCATTTCAGCTTCTAAGTTAAACACTGAGTCTTCTAAGTCTTGCTCTGAAATATCTACTAAAGCGTATTGCTCATGTGCAGGGATTTCTTCAAGACCAACATTCCAACCAGTAGTTTCACTTCTAGTTCCACTTTCTGAAACCCATTGTGCTGCAAACTGTCCAGTTCTTTTAGGAACTTGGATGCTTCTAGCACCTGTGCTTCTGATTCTAGCAATACTTCTGATAGGTGAAATTTCAGTTACAGTTTTTAGTAACTCTCTCACATACTCAGGTGGTGCTAAATATCCACCAGTGGAGTCATTGCTGACTGTTAGTGCTTTTCTTTCCATTGCATCAAGACCTTCCAGTCCTTTTCTGCAATATGTATCAAATGCACCCATGTACTCATCTACTTGCTTAGTATCAAATCCTGAATTAGGTCTTTTTACGACTGTTTCAAGTTTCTCAATTTGGCTTTTGATGTTTTCAGCGTTAGCTTCAGCAGTAGTAAGTTTTTGATTAATGTCTTCATAAGAATCCATTTTAGCTTCCATCTTAGCTAATTTCTCATCCACATATGCTGTACTTTCGCCTTTTTCTATGCTGTCTAGTCTTTGGTCGTTAACTTTCTTAAATTCTGCAAAAGTTGCTCCCATATCCTGTATAGCATTCTTTATATCTTCCGACATAATTATCTCCTATTAAGATTTTAAGGTTTTAGTTAAGTTCTTTATGGCATCTACCAATTCAACATTAGAGTCAACATCTCGCTGACCGAATGCATCAGTGACTGCTTTTGCAGCCATCTTTGCTTCTGAACGAGAAAGACTGAAAGCATCACGCATTCCGTTTTCCCACTCTCTAATAGAAATCTCTTCTCCTTTCACAGAACGAACAGTTGCCTGAGGGTTCATGGGAAAGGTTACTAACGACACTTCCATCAAATCTACTTCTTTAATAATACGCTTGTTACCACGCTTATCATAAGAAACTTCTTTTGGGTTTACTCTAAAGCCTATTGATAGACCATCTAAAGCACCCATTTTTAATAATTCATACGCTTCTGCACCTGCTTGTGTTTTCAAAGCTAATCTGCCTTTCACAACAAGTCCATGATCGTCTTCTCTTATTTCGTCAAACACACCTATAGGCATATCAGACTTGTGTTGATATAAGAGTTTTACATTTTGTGGTTTTCTTCTTTTAAGAGACTTAGTAAATGCACCTGATTCTATGACATCATTTCCTAAATCTTTATTACCAAAGACAGAACCATATCCCTCAAATGTTCCATAGTTCTTGTCTTCATCTTCGTCATCATATGCTTTGATGCTTGATTTGATTTCTATTGATTCTTTTTCTGCTTGTTTTTCTTCTTCCATATCATCAACAGTTTCTTCAGAATCAGGTTTGCTTTTTCCAAACTCTATAATATAAGAGTCATCTGTCTCTTCTACTGCTCTTATGTGTTTTTCATCATTCTGAATAGAATCTTCTTTATTTGAATCGTACTCACTAGTACAGACATCTAATGTTTGAACTGAATCGGTATATTCACTCGCCATAGTGTCATCTCCCATACATCTATTAAAATTGATGCCTAAACTATAGATATAATATTAGTACAGGCATATTTACATATATAGTATCTTATTGGATAGATTAGCACAATATATAGGCATATATAAAATAAATGAAATAGTTGTTGCATAGTATTCCAATATGGAGTTATACTGTGTACATAATAAATTGATAGCCGAAAGGCAAGGTAAAATAAAATGAAAAACAAAACAAACATCAAAGAATTTCTAAAGAACCTACCAAAAGTAGAAGTAGAAAAAACAGAAAGGCTAAATATTCAAGTAGGCATGGCTGCTACTAGAAAAAGTGGTACTGATAGCTATCCTTACACTGTAACTGAAATCACTGGTAAGAAAGGTAACAGAACCATTACTTTAAGAAGAGATAATCATAGACCTGATGGCAACCATAGTTATGAATATGGTGGAAAGCAATCTTACATCTATATCCCTAATCCTGAAGGTAGCGAAGAGTATGTTCAGGAAAAGAACTGGATGTTTGAAAATACTTACAAAGTATCATTTAAAAATCTAGATACTGGTAGATTCAGAAAAGGTCATGGGTATATTCATTTCGGAACAAGAAGATATTATCAAGACCCTTCAATTTAGAAGGGTTTTATTCCATATCACGTTCATCAGCGTAGATGATTACACATCTACAGTTGATGACGTTAGCAACTCCACCTTTTGAATCTCCTGCATATCCCATTGGCATACCACCAACAGTAAAATCCTCATTCATATCTACAATTTGACCATTAGCTGATGCATGAGCAGGTCTTGTTCTGCCATCACTGGTTGCCACCCATTTCTTTAACATCTTAACGCCTAAGTCTTCTTCTACTGTCTTGTGATAAGAGTGATTTGCAAATGAAGCTGCATTATGAGTTTCGGTTCTAGCGATCAGTGCTGCACGACTTCTGCTGATTGGAAGATATGTATCTGATACTAATTTAGCTATCTGTGGCAGTGTTAGGTTATCTGCTCTACCTTTTTCTATAAGCCTACTAATCCTGTTAGCCATTCTTGTTGTTATACCTGCTAGTATCAATTGCCTTGTATTGAAGTATTCATTAACTACAGTTTCAAAGTCTGAGCTTCTTCCAAAGATAAAAACATCATCAGCTTTCTTATCGTTGTAGTAATTATCTTCATTGAGTTTATACATCACCTTAAATGTTCTTCTATATTGATTTAACATCAATGGCATGAAATCTTCATTAAGTGATTGGATTGCTATGTCGTTTTCATAGATACCAAATTCTTTATATAGATAAAGTTGGACATTAAGGAACTTTCTAAACAGAGTATTTAGGTTCTTATAAAACCTTTTTTCTAAGTTATTTCTAACGACCAGTTGTTTTCTTGATTCAGCTCTTGTATTAATCCTACCTCTTCTAAGGCTATTGAACTGCTTTTTTTCTAGGCTCATGTTTTGCTAGATAGTGGGTGTCCTTTAGGAAATAAATCTGTGTCATGTCTACCACCTCTAAACTTACCTGATGATAATGCTCTTAAAAAGCTGTTAACCCTTGCATATGCCCACTGGTCAGGACTACTTACACTTGGTCTTACACTTGATGGATTAGTTCTATATGCACCAACACCTCTTCTAAAGACTGCTTCTAACATTCTAAGTGTTACTCTTTTGGTTTTACTATTACCATGTTTCTCATTATGGTCATCAACTTTCTTTTGCAATCCTTCTTTAACTGCACCTGATAAAGCCTTTTCATCTTCTTTGCTTTCTACATGATCTTGTAAAGCAAACTCTTTATCTTCTTCAGTCATTATTTGTTGGCGTTTTCTTTTTGACCAAGCAAAGCCTGAATCTCCACCCCATAATAACCAAGCTATCTTTCCTGCACTTGGATATCCCTCTTCGCCTTGTCTAAAACCTTCTGCTCTTTTATCTACTTCATGTCTGCTAAAGAAACTGTACATTCTTTTAACTGTGGATATTGATAGTCTTTCTTTGGCTATTAATTGATTTGCACGAGCAACACCCACCATAGTGCCACCCCTATTAAACTTTTTTCTAAGTTCAAGACCTCTCTTCGCTTCTTCTGCCATAGAACTGGTAGGAACTGTATCTATATCTGATAATGCTTTTTCTTCTTGCAATAAGAAGTCTATCTCCTTATCAACCTCATCATCATTGTCATAGTCTTCTAAGTCTTCTTCGTTTACTGGGTTTTCAGGCTTATCTACGCCTTCATCACTTATAGGGAATAAGTTAGCTGATACATATAAGTCATCTGCACCCTCTACAGTTTCTAGTCCTATAATCTTTCTTGCTTCGTTTCTAGTCATAATACCTTCACGAACAGCAGAGGTTACATTCTCATAAGTTTTCTTTTTGCGTTCTGCTAATGCAGGAATAGAATCTATATCAAATTCAAGTGTTAGCCTATCGTCAAACAAAGGCACTAACCATTCGTTTAAGTCAGATGACATCTTGCTAAGATGAGGAATAATTGTCTCTTCATATAAAGCTAATCTTGCTTCTGCAACATTACTATAAGTCTGTGAATCAGGAACACCTACTAATTGACTAGGCACTCCAAAGCATAATGCTATATCTGTGGTAGCCATGTTTTTTAATCTATGGAAATCCATATCTTTAGGACTTAGACCCATCTCTTTCCAGTCAAAGTCTCCTTCTAATAACATAGGTCTACCTGCATTACCTGCACCACTAAATCTATTGTTAAGGTCTGTTAGTAGTTGTTGTCTTTGTGATTCAGATAAGTTTACTGCAAACCCTGCATCATCCTGTGGTTTAAAGATAACAGCACCACTTGGTCTTGCTCCATTTTGTAATAGGTTAACGTTATGTTTACTGGACATATTGAACTGGTCAACCTCAACAGCCGCAGCACTCATTGGACTTAATCCATAATAATCATCTAATGGATTCCATAATTTAACATGCTTCAGTTCACTAAAACCATTTTCTTGGTCAACTTCATATGTGTTTTGTATTCTGCCACCAATAACATATTCATACTTTTCAGGTATAGGATTACCACTACCCTTAATGTTAATTCTGTCAGGTCTTAATAGATGTAATTCTTTAGGTTTACCTAAATCACTACCTACTTTAAGGATATAAGCATTACCACTAAGCAACACATAACCGAAAAGGCTGTTAAAAAACTCTGTGTAGGATTGTAGAGGATTGGGTCTGTTAAGTAGGTCAATAAGTGGGTGTTGTTCAATTATCTGATCTCCTGCTTTTAAAACAAAAGGTACAGCACTAGCACCCTTTGATATTTCATTAACACACCTATAGACAATAGCATTTTTAAGATAACCTTCTTTTGCTAAGTCTTGGTATTTGTAAGTTTTGGCTTCTTCAGTTCCAACTCCGAAGTAACCCATCATGTTTGAATTTTTTTGTTCTTCTACAGGTTTATTATTAAATAACCTTTGAAAAAATGTTTGTTGTGCCATCAGCTTATTCTCCAGTTTACTTGTCCTTTAGACTTGCTCAATTCGGTTAATCCCCATACTAAAGCATCTAATCTATCAGGTGAACTATTTGTTTCGCCAGTATAACTGCACATTTGCTGTTCTAACTCTGAAAACACATCCATATGATGCACTCTCCTTTGTTCATACAAAGCTGCGATTGGTTCTGCTCTTAGAATCTTACCTCTTGTTGCTCTTACACTTCTATAAGAAACATTGTTGTCTATATTCCTAATAAGCCTTTCTACCAAATCGCCACCATTGTTCACTTCAGCTACTATTCTATCAGCTTCCCATTCATAGAAAGCGTTAATAGCTATTCTACCCCATTTATCAGGAGGATGTCTTCCTGATAAGTCCTCTAAGACATAAAAATGATTATTATAATCTTTGCCTACTACTACTATACCTGTTTCATCAGAATTTGCATTAGCAGTTACAGCAGGGTCAACAGCTACTATGATTTGTTGTAAGTCTTTATCCTCATCAATTCTAGCTTCATCAATTAGTGCAGGATTCCATAAAGCACCTTCAAATGCTTCTATGATCTCTGCATACAGTTCTTGTCTTCCTAAGTTTGTTCCTTCATATCTTTCTTTCAACATCTTTAATGCTGACTCAGCTAAGTTAGCTTCATTCTCAAATGTAGAACCAGTAGTTACATGACAGTCTTCTCTTGAAACCAAATCTTTAATTAGTTTATTAGGTTTAGGTGTTGTTGTTATTACACATTGAGGGTTATCTCCAAGCCTTAATCCAAACATCAACTGGTCAAAGGCTTCAGGGTATCTCCAAGAAGCAACCTCATCACACCATGCTCTGTGATATTGAGGTCCTCTAAGTCTTTCAGGTTCTTGTGCTGCATATCCTGTAATCTTAGAACCATTCCATAATCTTATTTCACTTACACTAGACGAGTAACCTTTTTGGTCATTAGATTTAAGGAAACACTCTTTAGGTATGACACTTAATAATCCACTTTCTCCACCAAAACAAACACGCCTTAAATCTCCATGTGTCGGAGCAACTACAGCACATTGAACATTAGGATTACGCATAGCATATAAAGCTATGTCTTCAGCACCACATCTTGTTTTACCAAAACCTCTTCCTGCCATAACAAGCCATATAAGATATTCTCCTTCAGGAGCAAGTTGTTTTTTACGAGCATTTTTTAGCCAATCAGTGTAATGATTCGCTGTCGCTGTTAAGGCGTTCTGATTTAACAGTGTCCAGTAATTCCATAATTCTGTTGAAGGCATCTGCTTCTTTAATCGTTGAGTTGACATTTATATTCTCAGTTATTTCTCCCATTGCAATTTTACCTAGCTTCTGAGCTGCCAATAAAGAATTGGTTAATGCTAAAAATTGATTGGGTTGAATTGGAGTTGTTTTTTCATTCATTGATTCTTCATTCAAAAGCAAGTAACAACTTATTTGATCTATCACTTCATTAGCTTTGGTGAGTAACTTATCATCAAATCTAACTGATTCTTTTGCTGTTCGTTTTTGTCTTTCTGCATTTAGTTGTTCTTGTAACTCTATATTGTATTGTTCTCTTAGTGATTTCCAACCCTCTGATTGTGATGCTCTATAAAGAGTTGCAGAAGCAACATTATATTTTTTGATTAAATCTTCTATGGAATAATGCTGTCTCTCACCAGTCTCTGACTCTATACCCTGCACAAACTCTGTCCTAAGAGTTGTTTTAAGTTCTTCAGTTAATTTAGTCTTTGTTGATTTTTTAGTCATTACATATCGGATATTATCACAAAATAATCCAATTCGTAAAATGAAAGACTAAAATAAATTACACCAAAATGGAATAATGTGCTATAATGGGTATGAGACAGTATTTTTATAAATTGAAAAAAAGGAGAATAAAATGAAAAAATCTAAATATAAAAGACCTAAGTTTAAGGAATTACCCTTACACAAAGAAGCAAAGAAACCTAGAGATATAGTTCAGTTCTACAATGACCCTAGTAGAGCAAATAGACTATCTCATGGATATCACTTGTTTCAGATAGGATGTGTTGGTCATAAGTGGGTTAAGTTAAGACCTGCTTATCTAAATCCATTCGCACAGAACCAGTGGACTAAGATTAAAAGGTCTAGGTGGAATGAAATCTTAGAATGCAAAAGCTATAGAGTTATGGAGTCAGCTAGTGCGTGATTCTCAAAAACAAAAAGTCTATGACTGGGAAGATTCTCAGTCATGGATGATTAAAAGAAGTTACCTTACCCAAGAACAATGTCATCAAGTAATCAAAAGATTAAATAAGATATTTAGAAGAAGGGTAAAGTTAAGATTTAGAAATGGTCATGGAAGCTGTTATGCATTTAATCGCAATGAGATAATGATTAGAAACCAATGGGGTAGGTCTTATTCTGTTCTGCTTCATGAGTACGCACATTGTTTATATGATGATTATCATAATGGGTGGTTTGTTGCCGAGTTCTGTATGCTCTTACATCATCTACATCCTGAACAACCAAGTATAAAAGATTTGGTTACAAGTTTGAATGATGCAAAAGTTGACTTTAGAGATTTTGAAAGAACCACTTGTAGAAAAAGACTAAGTAAAAGACATAAGCCATTTGAAGATGTTTCTACTGAACCAATTAAAGTTCCTGTAAAAAAGAAAAGAGTATCTGCAAAACAGAGAGTTAAAAACTTAATGAGAGAACATGAAACCTTATGTGTTAGTTATTGGTATGGGGATATGTATATTGAATATGAAGGTGAAGAAGAAGTCATTTTTAATGCAAGATGGAAACAAGCTGAAGAATATATTAATGACTTATTAAGAAAATAGTACAAATTGTATTGACTTGATTTTTGATTAGCAGTATCTTGTCTAACCCAAGATAAAAAAACAAAGAGAGGAAAACAATGTCCATTGAATGTCTAAACAAAGCACTTAAGATTCAGTTTAAAGGTCAAACACCAACCAAGAGATTAATTCTAATACTTCTAGCTAACTACTGTGATGATCTGAATAGTTGCTATCCCAGTTATTCCCATATAGCAAAACTTGCAGGTCTAAAAGACCCAAAGCATATAGCTAGGATAGTAAAAGAGTTTGAAGAACTGGGATTGTTGAGAATAGAAAAGAGGTATAAAAAAGATGGTGGCAATACCTCTAACAGATACTTCTTAACTTTAAAACAAGAGGTTATAGACCCTATGGGTCTACAGACCCCCACCCCCCCTGTACTGGACACCCCCACCCTAGGGGTCTCCACACCACCCAATACTAAAGAAGAAACTAAAGATGATACGAAAGAATATATGTATGACTTTAAAAAGTTTTGGTCTTTATATCCTAGAAAAGAAAATAAGCATCAGGCACAAACTAAATACAAAGTAATAATTAAGAAATACGATCAAGACAAGTTGATTCAGATGTTAGAGAGATATCTAAATGACATAGAGGTTAAGAAAATGGATAAGAAATATATCCCTCACTGCTCTACTTGGTTAAATCAAAAACGCTACTTAGATTTTGAAGATTATGAGATGCAGGAAATTGTATCAGTGAAATCTACTTTAGGTGGCAACTCTAATTGGCATGAAGACTTACAACTTGGCTAACCTAAATAAAAATCGTTAGGTTCTACTTTGCCTTTTGTGTATTCATGTATAGCAATCATTTCTGCTTTTCTTGGTATACGAGATTCTAGGATGTATTTAGAAAGACCACCTTGCGATAATCTATGTCCTGTTTCTTTTTCCATCTCATTTATGAATTTATCTTGTGTAAGATTGTTTGTGTTTAAATATTCTTTTAATTTCATACCTTTACCTTTTATATATTACTTATTGTATTGAAACCCAATTTGGATTATACTTCATAAAGTTATTAAATGAAATATAAAATGAGGACATAAAATGAAAGAACCCAAACTACAATTTAACCGAGATGAACTTCAGATAATTAGACAGATACTATCTGAATGTTATTTAGAACACGAGCTTATTAAAGCAGAAATTGGACTTAGTAGAGCCAAGGCAGAAAATTCTTTAGAGCAAGAAATAACAAGATGGAAACGTCATGTCACTCAAATAAAAGAAAGAAGAAAAGTAAATAAAAATCTCATTACAAAAATAAACAAGTATTTTGGATTTGAAAATGAATAGCAACAATCCATTTGACCAATTTGAAATAGAACACTTATCAGCAAGTTCTATAAATCTATTTATACAAGACATACCTTTATTTATTGTTAGGTATCTTGCTAAACATAAATCACCAACTAATCCTGCAATGGTAAGAGGAACTGTTATAGATCACTGTATTGGTAATAAGACTTCAGTAGAAGAAGCACAAAAAGAGTTCAAGAAGATTATGAACTACGAAAAGAAACAAGGAAATGTGTTTGACAAAGATAAAGCAGATACTGAATACAACAACATAGAAAGATACTTAGAGATAGGCATACCCTTCTATGAGAAATTAGGAGAGCCTGTAAGCTACCAAGAGAGAGTTGAATTAAACTTTGATGACTTGCCTGTTCCTATTATAGGTTTTGTTGATATGGAGTATAAGGATTGCATCAGGGATATTAAGACCACTGCAAAAAGACCATCAACATTACTACCCCCAGTTCAAAGGCAGATAGCAATTTATGCTACTGCATTAGAAAAGAATCGTGCTTATGCCGACTACCTTTATGTAACCAAAACGAAAGCAGAGGTTATAACCCTAGAGGTAGACGATATAGACATGAGGTTGAATGAGGTGTACAGGGTGGCATCAGCAATGATGAACCTTTTACAAGATAATGATATTAACTCTTTGATTGAGCAATTTTACCCAAATTTTGAATCCTCATGGATGTGGGATGCAAGTAGTATTGAACAAGCAAAGAAACTATGGAGAATAAAATGAAAACAACTGATTCATTAATAATAGCTTTGGTTAAAGCTCAACAAGAAATTGACCATGTAGTACAGGATGGTAATAATCCTTTTTTTAAAAGCGATTACGCAACTTTGAAAGAGGTTATTGATTCTGTAAAGAAACCACTTAATGACAATGGCATATTGTTACAACAAGTTTCACATGATTGTGATAATGGTGCTTGTGTTGAAACTATATTCTATGGACATGGTGGTTTGATAAGCACAGGTAGAGTAACTATACCTGCATCAAAACAAGACCCACAGGCATATGGTAGTGCTTTAAGTTATGCAAAAAGATACTCACTGCTTATGGCATGTGGTGTAGCTACCAAGAAAGAAGATGATGATGCTGAAGCTGCAATGCAGAGAAACAAGCCTAAAGCAAAAGTTATCCCTGTAAAAAAAGCAAAGTTTAAGTTTGAAAAGACTGGTGGAGAAACATTAGATGCAGACAACATAGAAGATTATTTGTTGATCTTGGCATCTAACTTAGGAGACCCATCTAATGTTTTACATAAGAAGGCTTATGCATCAAACAGAGATAATGTTTTAGTAGCCTTAGAATCTACAAACATGGGCGATAAGAACCATGCAAGAATAGAAAAGCTAATTAGCTTATACGAGGGCGAATAATGGAACTGCCAACAGCACTACAGGGTAAGCCTAAAAGCAAACTAACTTTAGATGATTGTGTGTTCCTTGTGTTAAGGAACGCCAACGCTAGAGGTGAGTGGATGAACTTTTGGTCTATATCAGAAAGGATATTAGGCACTGTAAATAAAAAATATGGAGAACCAACAATAAGTGCATCTATAAGAAATATGCGTAAAGAACATTGTAGAGAAGCATATGATTTACCTAGATATGGTGAAGTCATATTGAAAAGAAGAATGTTTAACAGCAAAGGTTATGAATATAAATTAATTTTAAAAGGAGAATAGAATGGAATATGTAAAAAAAGATAGAAAGGGAACTATGTGGAAAGAGAACAACTCTAAGGTTATTTGGAAAGGTTCTATACACCATAAGAAAGACCCTTATGATGAAAACGAAAAAGGTGTAGATAAATACTACAGTATTTTAAAAACAACCATGAAAGATAAATATGGTAATCCTAATGATAAGTATGAGTTAGTACAATCGGTAGGTCTGCTATATTTAAAAGATGGTAATGCTAATGAAAAAGCACCTAACATTGGAGGACCAGTAACAGTTGATCTTGGCAATGGTCAAACAGTAAGTCAAAAGTTTGGTGGTTGGGTCAATGTGAATGAAGAAGCAGGAACTAAAACATTATCATGTGGACTGGTTGATGCAATAAAAAAAGAAGAATCTGATTCTCCTTTTCCTGAAGATGTTGTAGATGATGGGTTACCTTTTTAATGAAGTATTTATCAATATGTAGTGGCATAGAAGCATGTACTGTAGCTTGGCATCCTTTAGGATGGGAAGCTATAGGATTTGCAGAAATTGAAGAATTTAGGTCAGAGGTGTTAAAGTATCATTATCCTGAGGTAAAAAATTATGGGGATTTCACAAAAATCACAAAAGAAAAAATCGGATGCAACACAGATGTCCTTGTGGGGGGAACTCCCTGTGCAACATTCAGTATTGCAGGACTTAGGAAAGGTCTTGATGAAGACAGAGGAAACCTCGCACTTGAGTTTATTAAACTCGTTGAAAGAGTCCGTCCAACATGGGTCATTTGGGAAAATGTCTTTGGAGTCTTGTCATCTAACAACGGAGAAGACTTTGCTACCTTCCTCGGAGCATTGGCAGAACTCAGGTATGGGTTCGCCTACAGGGTTTTGGACACTCAGTATGTCAGAACACAACGCTATCCAAGAGCTATCCCACAAAGAAGAAGGCGTGTCTTCGTTGTCGGACATATTGGAGACTGGAGATATCCAGCAGAAGTATTATTTGACAAAGAAGAGGTGTCAAAGGATTCTAGACCAAGCAGAAGAAAGAAAAAAACCACTTCCACAGAGTCTAGAGAAAGCATTAATAAAAAGCACGAAATAGAAGAACCTTATATTATTAGAGAAAGTCATACTAAAAGTAATGGTAAGCCATACAAAAATGATGGTTCTAGTTTTACATTAACAGCTTCTGACCGATATTCTGTTACAGTGTTTGAAACTAGCACTCCTGATAAGACAGCAAGAATACAAAAAGAAGAAATTAGCCCAACACTTACAGCAATGACTGGTGGCAATAGACAACCATGTGTATATGTTGAATTAAAAGATGAAAAAACAGACTTAAGACAAGTAACTCCTATTGAAGCAGAAAGACTACAAGGATTTCCTGATAACTATACACAAATACCATATAAGGGAAAAGCAAAAAAAGATTGTCCAACATCTAAGAGATATGAAGCTGTAGGCAGATCAATGTCAATAAATGTTATGGAATGGTTAGGAACAAGAATAGAAGAGGTACATAATAAATATGAAAGATAATAAATTTGATTTTAGTAATGTAGAAGATTTTGACAATCATATTAAATTGTCTATACCTAATTTTGAAACACTAGATACAATTTTCAGTTGTATAACTAAAGAATTTGCACAACCTGAAAGTTATGTTTTAGACTTGGGATGTTCAACAGGAAGATACCTACATAATTTAGATAAAATTGAAAACACAAATTATGTTGGTTTTGATATTGTAAATTTTAAAGACAGAAGAGATGGATTTATATATGAAAACTTAGATATAGAAGATGCTCTTATAGAATACCTTGATAAAAATGTTTCTACTATTGTATGTATGTTTATGTTGCAATTCTTAGGTCAAGCAAAACGAAACAGAGTTGTAAGTCTTTTAAAAAAATATATTGATAAAGGTACAATCATATTATTATCTGAAAAAGTATATTTAGAAGATACAAGACTGCAAACATTAATACATAGATTACATATTCAAGAAAAAAGAAAAAACTTTTGTGATAAAGAAATTTTAGATAAAGATAATCAATTATCAGTATCAATGTTTTGCAGGACACAAAAAGAATTGGATAAAGAATTAAATAGCATTGGTGATACCACAAAAATTTGGCAATCATATAATTTTATGGGTTATTTTATTAAGAATCATTGGTTATATAAAGATTAATGTCTAAAAGACTCACCAATCAGAAACATCTTATGTGGGTAAGAACCCTGCCTTGCTTTATAAGTAGGTCAGGATTCTTGTCCTGTAATGGTTCTATACAAGCACATCATTTATTAAAGCCTAGTGATGGTAAGCGTGGGTGGTCTTTAAAAGCAGGAGATGACCAAGTTATACCCTTGTGTGTTTTTCATCATGCACAGTTGCATACGAAGTTTGGAAATGAGTTTAAATTTTTTGAACACTATGGTTTTAGAAAAACAGCAGGTCAAGAATATGCAAAGCAATTATGTGAAGGTAATCAGAACTGGATAGATGAAGATCATGAAGATGATTTGCCTTTTTGAAAGACTTGCACATATTCCAATTTGGGATTATACTTTGTAAATAATAAATTGATACTCACAGAGTAAGGAAAAATAAAATGAAAAAATTAAAATTCACAAAAAGACAAATAGAAATTTTAAAAGATTCTATTGAATATGTATTATGCGACAAACTTGATCATTTTGAATGGGTTAAAAACAACAGTGACACATACACAGTTGAAACACCAAGAGAAATATATAACGAAGTAAAAATATTAACTAACATTAGAACTAAATTATGGGAGAGCAAATAATGACTAAGATAGTAGGAAATCAAAACGCTAAAACATTTCATCTATATATTAAGAAACCAACCGATAAAGATTGGTTTCAAAGGATGCGTTCTAATGAGTATGGAATGATTGATGATCAATGCATGAAATTCAAGAAACAAGGATTTCAAACAAAAATAATATCTAGTGATGCTTACAGAGTTGCTAAGAAACAATCACAAGGGGTTTCATAATGTTTTATAACAAAGAACAAGTACAAGAATTAAATGACGAACTAGGCGAAATGGAAGTATGGGAGTATATGCGTTCTAAGAATGAATTACTTAACATAATAGAAAAGCGTAGGCTGTTTAATAAAACGCTAGGAGAGACTCCTGAGAGTGTCCTGCATGGATATATAAGGCTTAAAGAAGAAGAACAAGCTGATGACTATAGGAGTGCAATGTGAAAAAACTATTTATAAGATTAGATAGATTTCTAGAAAGAAAGTGGAGAGAAACCAGTGCTGTATTATTGTACTTAGCAGATAAAAAAATAGTAGAAGAAGATATAGACTGGATAAACATGCATAACAACATGGTAGAGGACAAGAAAGACAATGAGTAAAGTAGTTAATCTTGACGATTATAGAAAAAAACCAGTAGATCATAAATTAATGTTTCATAAAATGGCTATTGATATTCATAGGCAAATAGTTGAATTGCATGATAAATCAGTGCTAAATTATGAACAACACAAAACTTTACTACTAAGACTTAGTGAAATTTTAAATGAAAAAGGGGATAAGAATGAATGAATTTTTATATGATGATGAAGCACCTTACAGTGTAAATTTTGATAGATGGTATATAGCTAACTGTATTGAAAGAGAACTTTATAAAGAAGTTAAATTAGATTTTGATGATGCAGAACTCACATTTAGAAAAATGTGGGGTTTTAAGAAATTAGAAGAAAAGGTATTTATAAATTAATAAGAGGTAATTATGTTAAAAAATTTAAGTGGAGCAGATATAGAGTTTATACAAAGGTCTATAAGATATGCTCACAAAAATAAAGAGTTAAGTCATAGAGATAAAAATAGAGCAGAATACTTAATTGAAAATCTAAAAAAAGATGAAAGTATAAAAATAGCTACAGCATTAGTTGAATCTTATCAAAAAATTGAAAGATATATACGTAATAAGGAATTACATTAGGTACTAGGGGTTATGCATAGTTGAGTATTGATAAACAAGTAAAACAAGCAGAAAGAGAGCTGAAAGTTATAGAGAAAATACTAAAAGAAAAACAAGATATATTGTTTATTTTAAAGTTTCTTTCTTCTCAGAAGAATACATAATATTAAGACCTGCCAAGGTACATAGACGATTCTTTTCATCTAATCCTTTTTCAGTTAGGTCATACTTTTGACCATTAACCTTTATATATCCATCTGTAATTAGAGTGGTCAATAAATCGCTTGGTATATCATCTCCAAACATTAATGTAAGGATGCCACCTAGTCTTTTTGTCTGTGTTTTACTTAAAGCCATATATTTATTATGTATATAATTAGTATTGCAACTGCAAAATAGAGCATAGGCTCATATCTTGATCTAAACATGCTCCCAGTCATTACCTTCAAATAGTAATGCTTCAGCTAATCTTCTTCTTGTTAATCCCTCTAAAACTTTACCACCTGCTTTATTCCATCTTTTTATTTGATGAGGTACATCTTCATATGCACCACTGTTAAGAACTTTAAGCATTGTTGATGCATTTAGGTTTGCTCCACCAAGATTGAATGTCCATGAGATTAAAGCATCATACTGATGTTGATGTAATGGAACTTCTACTGCCTTGCTTACTTCAGCTTCAAACACTTCTATATCTTCTAGTAATAGTTCTTCAGCTCTTTCTTGTGAAATAGTCATTTCCATTTCTATGCCTTTTGTAGAACCATATCCTATTGTTGGTACACCTGCTGCACATAAATAGCTTTCCAATTTGCAACCTTCAAACTTTTTAATTAGCGATAAACCTTCTTGTGATATTTTCATATTATTCTCCCCAAGTTCCATTCTCTCGGACTTTGGCTGTTTTTTTGCCACCCCAGTATTCAACTGCGTGTCCTTCTTTAATAAGCATGGCACAAATGTCTTCATTATTTTCATCATAAGGTATGCCTAAGATTCTTCCATACTTGCCCTTGCCAAGTGATTGTATTTTAAAAGCACCTACGCATAGTTCTTTAAGTCTCTCTTTTGCTCTAAGTCCTAGTGCTTTTTCTTCTAAATTTCTTGTTCTGCTTTCAGGAGTGTCTATTCCTGCAAGTCTTACTCTTTGTTTGTGTAGTTTGACATCAAAGCCTAAATCAAGAGTCACATCTATGGTGTCTCCATCTATTACCCTTTCTAGTATAGCGTTGTATACAAATGGCGTGACTGATTTAGACATAGCTAATTACTTCTTAGCTTTGCCAATATTCAATGCCAACATCTCTAATATTTTATAGAGCTTTCCGATCATGGCATCATCTTTTGGTGATGGCGTTAAGGCACACACTATTGATGCTGCACAAACAACACCAGTAACAATACCTAACCATTCTCCTATCATTCCCATCATAATATTATCTCCTATAATGAATGAATCTAAATGGTATCAAATTATTTAGTGTCTGACACCTTTTCTTCAGGATTATCTTTTTTGTCATAGTCTCTATAAAACTTCACGATTGATAATGTATCTCTTAGATATCTTTTGATTTCTGCCATATTCATTGACAAGTTTTCATATTCTTTACTGGTCAATGAGTAATAAGCAATAGCAGGTGCAGAGCCATCTTCATAATCTTCTAGGTACTCTTTCATTATTTCAGGAGTTAATATTGCCCAGTCAATGTCTACCATCTGCACTTCTAGGGGTAAGGGTGGATGGTACATAGGAACTGGCTCTGCGATTGTTACTACCTCAACAGGCTTTGCTGTTGGTAGCATAGAACAGTTGGTCAAGATTATAAGCATGACTAAACTGTTTATTAATTTTAAATTATTCATCAAATTGGTTTGGGTCTGTTAAGGCTATTATTTCTTCTTTGACTTTTTTTGTACCCTTGTTCACAATGTTTTCTATTAACTTAGGTTTTTTCAATGCTAAATTATCTAAATCATGTTTTGCAAAGGTTGTTCGTAATTTGTTTACTTCTCTCACTGCTTCCTGTTTGTCTTTTTCTAATGATTGTATTTGCTTTTGTGCCTGTTCCTGATTCGCAAGGTAAGTTTTTATAGATGCATTTTGTTCTGCTATAGAATTTTCTAAGGCTATTTGATTGCCTTTTAGTGTTGATATGTTGTCTTGAAGTCTATCAATATACCAAGCACTACCTGATATTGAGACTAACAATAAACTACCTAGTATTATTGATAACTTGAATCCCATAATAGGATTCTATATTGGAATTACTTTTTATACAATTTTCTAACTTCTTCTTTAATAAATGGTGCATAGATAACCACTGGTTCTTCTTTACCTTTTACCTTAATTTCATCTATTCGCTGACAAGCTGTGTTTGCTTCATTGTAAGTATATTCAGATATAAGTATTGGTGTATCATAGCTTCTTGTTTGTACTTCTAATCTAGCACCAAGATTTACAGCATCACCTACAACTGAATAATCAAACCTAAGCTCAGAACCCATATTTCCTACAATACAAGTCCCAGTATTAACTCCAGTACCTATAACAACTGGTGGCAAATCATAGCCATATTCTTTTAGTTGTTTATTTAGCTGTTCTGTAAGTAGTTCTATTTCTATAGCAGTTTTAACACCCATTTCTGCATGATTATCACAGGGCAAGGGTGCGTTCCAAAAAGCCATGATGCAATCGCCCATATACTTATCAATAGTTCCACCATTTTTTAAAATTACCTTAGTCATGCGATCTAAAAACAGATTGATTAATTCTACTAAGCCTTCAGGGTCATCATTTTTCATATAGGCTTCTGATATTGGAGTAAAACCAACAATATCTGCAAACATAAAGGTCATTTCTTTTCTGTCTCCACCTAATTTCATAAGTGATGGGTCTTTCACAATCATATCTACCATATCAGGCGATATATAAGTACCAAACTGTCCTTTTATCTGTTCTCTTAGCTTCCATTGTTCCCTAAATCGTAAATAAAAGGCTATTGCTCCAGTAATAAACTGTGCTATCAGTGTCCATGTAACATCTATTAATAAACCCCTGTGAATAAGTGCATATCCTGTATAAGCTGTTAATAACATCACAAATAAAGCTGTTATAAGTCCATAGGTTATGCCTAAAGCGTTTAATAGAAGCCATATAAGGCTTACTGTGATTAAAAATATTAGTATTTCTAAGGATAATGCCCAATCAGGTATATAAGGACTGTCCTGTATTAAAATTGATTCTGCTAGAGCTGCTTGTATTTTATGTGGTTCCAAAAGTAAACCATTAGGTACACCTATCTGTGGCATAACACCATTTGCTGTAACTCCTACAAACACAAACTTCCCTGCCACATCCATTTCTTTAAGATCAGTCTGTGGTGTATCTACCCAACTAATCCACTTACGACCAAGACTATCTGTTTTGACTGGTGGTATTCCTCTAATTGATATTTCCTCTATACCATTATCATTAGTTTTTATAATGTAAGTTTTTACATTAAATAAAGATTTATATACTTGCGTTCCAAATGATGGAATCCAGTTGTTATCAGGTGTTTGTACAAGTAGTGGGATTCTTCTAACAAGCAGGTCAACTTCGGTGGGAGCAATGGCTAGACCCTGCAGTGTATTATCTTTTAGAGTGTTCAGGTTTTCCTTAACTCCCATAGACAAGTATGCACGAACATCATTACCTTTGACAACAGTTCCTTCAGGTTTTGGATAGTTTCCACTATTATCTTCAAACATAGCTAAAACAGATGGTGCATAACCTAATGTAGTAGCAAAAACTTCATCACCACCCATTCTGTCTGCTTGTGGAAAAGATATAACCCAACCTACTCCAATTGCACCCTCGTTAATTAAATCTACTTGTATTTGAGCAAGTGTTCTTCTTGGAAATGGATAACCACCTTGCTCTTCTACATCTTCTTCTGTGATATTTAAAATAACAAAGTTACCTGATGGTTCTTGTTGTTTTACAAAAGTGTCAAAAGTTCTTAGCTTCAGTATTTCAGTTGGTGTGCTTTGAAATATAAGTGGAAGTGATAATAGTATTACTATCAGAAACAGAAATCTTTTCATCACAAAATAATAGCATAAAAAAAGGGTCAATTAAGACCCTTGTATATTTGGCTAAGACTAACAACCTCTTGCAAACAATATACCTTTTGATATGTATATGTGTTTTGCTCTTTCTTCTTTGGATAGAGTTGAAACTTTATTATTTACGTCTTCTATAAATTCAAGATATTTAACTAAAATTTCAGTATCAGTTTCTTTTAGTTTTTGTTCTATTGTTTTTTTTGCTTCTGATTCCATTTCTTTATCAAATAAATCATGCATATAGTCAGAAACTTCGCTGTAAAGTTTTTTAAAATATTTAGTTCTTGCATACCAATCTTTCATATCTCTTTCTGCTTCTGCTTCTAAAAAGTAAAGTTCAGTCTCTCTTTCATCTATGATATCCATAGTCGTACTATATAGCTCTGATATTGAATCATCATCAAGAGCAAAGATTTCTTGTTTAAGATTTTTATATTCTGAATGAGTCATCCAGTCGTATTTAGAAATTTTGTTTTTGATTTCGTTTAAGTTTTTCATTTTATTTTTCCTTGCTTTTTAAAGCGTTTTTCATTTTATACAACTATTATCGTTTATTTTGATGAAGATGTAAACCCATTTTGGAATAATAATTAAATTAATTATCCTGTGTTATTTTTATGGTACTGCCTTCTCCACCATTTATAGTAACAACTTTAGACACACCATTTTGAATAAAGATTACTGTGTAACTAGCATCACTATTTATATCAACCCTAGCAGTGTTTTGTACGCTTCTTATTAATGATAGCTTATCACCTGTGTAAAAAGTTGTTATCTGTGTTGATAAATCTTGACCAAACTTAGTACCTTTTATATTTGTTGATATTGCATCTTGACCCAACACATCTTCTTCTTTTGCAACTTCTAAAGCATCTATAACATCAAGCAAGTCTTCTAAGAAGTTCACATCAAGATAATTTATATCTAATTCTGTAAACTCTAGTTCATCATCTTTTAAGAAATCTTCTTCTAAATAATCTATATCTAAATCATCAAAATCAAGCACATTCTTTTTCCTAACTATCACCCTTTCAGTTTCAACTGTCTCTTCTTCAGGTGGTGTAACAATAAGCATGTTATCAATTATGTCTAATGTAAGATCAAGAATTACTGGTTTGCTTGGAGAACTTTCAAACACAGAAACAGTTGTAGCCTGATAAGGTTTATTAAGAAGTACGCTACCAGTTGCAGTAATGACTTCTATTTCTCCACTAGAGACTCCATAAGCATCAGGGAGCAATATAATAAGTGACCTGCCTAATTCATCAACTGTAGCTGTAAAGTCTGTTCCTCTTATAGCTATGTTTGCTGTAGGTGTTTTAAGTTGTATGTTTTGCTTATCTATTCTATTTAGATTACCTGTAATAAATCTTGCAGTGCCTAATCCAAAGGTAAGAGCCATCTTAGATTTAGATGGGTCAGGGTCATAGATATATTCATCTATTAATAACTCAGAGTTTTCTGTAAGTCTTACAGTAGAATCATCAAGAAAGGTTATAGCCATACGACCATTTCTCGTTATGGCTTCATCATTACTTTGTATGCCTAGATTAACTTTAGCTAATAATGGTTTGTCTCGTACTATTTGTGCAGAACCATTCAGTTCTGATATATCTCCAATATCAACAGCCTGTTGCTGTTCCCCCATCATTTTGAGTGATACAAATATTACTATTAGAAGTGTTTGTTTCAATTTTGAGCCAATCCCTTGCAAGTGTTGATGATTGAATTATGTTGAAAGTATTGCTACTACCATCTAAATCCATGAAAAAATAACCTGAATCAGATGATGTTGTTCCTGAATAACCACTTGCAGTGAAGTTAATAGTGTTAGAACTACCATTTACATCAACATTATTAATTGCATTTGCATAATCAATATCAAAATCAAACTGGTTAGAATCTCCAGTAACGACCCAATCAAGGTCAAGATAAGAAGAATCAGAATTTTCTGCTACTTTTAAATCAAAGGTGTTACTACTACCTGTGACATCTACCAACATATTTACATAATCAGCAGTAATAGTTCCTGAACTATTTAATAAAATATCCATGACATTACTATCGCCATCATATTCAAAAAATGCAGTTAGGTTATTACCATCAATACCATCTGACCTAAATATATTATTACTACCTATTTGGTTAATATCTAAAGTCATGCTCAAACCATCAAGGTCTAAGGCAGTCATGCTACCTGAAACAGCAGATGTACCACCAATTAAGTTAGAGCTGCCTAATTGTTCTAGGTCTATTGATGCAGTGTTCCCACTTTGGTCAACATAAATTTCATTATCCCCTAATATCGGTAATGCACTGAGCATCACAATCAGGCTCATTAATTTTAGTTTCTTCATATTTCCAGTACTCCTTATCGTAACCGATAATTATAAGTTCTAATACAGCACCTTCTATAGCTTTCATTAAGGCTATAGTTGTACTTTCGTTGCGTGAAACACCAAATTCCACTTCAACTAACTCAGTACCCATCTCTATGAATTTAAACACACTGTCTGACTGACCATAGCTAAGTATTGTCTTGCTAGACATTACTTCAACTAATATCTCTCCAGTTGCTACAGAAACCATCCTAAGGCTTACAGTGATAGTATCTTCACGATACTGAACACTTGTGCCTATTCCAAGATATCTTGCTCCTGCACCACCTGTTATAAGGTTACTATCATACGATACAACAGCACCTTCAAGCAACACACCTGCAAATAGCAAAGGCATGATGCGATTTTCTTCATCTAATTCTTCTCTTGTACTTCTAATAATTTGTCTTTCTTTTACTAGGTTATCAAGACCAACCCTTTCTACAACCCTAAAGAATTTACCATTACTTGCATGTTTTAAGGCTCGTATTAAAAGATTATTAGGTGCTTGGGTAACAGCAGTAGAAAATAAAGCAAACTCACTATTACTTTTTCTTTGCCCAGTTTGATCGGTAAAAGCTGTAGGATAAACAGCAACTACAGGCATTGATATAGGTGCTTGGACTTGTTGCAGTTCCTTAGATTGTAAAGAAAAAATACTAGGCTTATCTTTCTTTTTTGAATCGTATCTAAATTGTTGTGTGTCTTTACTTACACTAAATACAGAACAACTAGAAAGTAAAAGCACCAATAGGTAATGTAATTTCAGTGACTTCACCATCTTGGTTAGTTATCCTTAAAGTTATAAATTGTCCATCTGATGTATATTCTATAACATTGCCTTCAAGTTCAATAGTTCCTTCATTTTGTGGTGTTTCACCAAATAGGTTATCTACTAATTGTCTTGATAATTGTGCATAGATTCGTGATTCTAGGTTTCGTAAAAAACGAGCTAAAGTTGTATTTTCTTTATCTCTTTCTATTTCTTCTTGTAAGGATTTTAATTCTTCCTTAAGAGTCATAACACGAGAATACTCTTGATTTTCAATCGTAAGCCAATGTGCTGAAGCACCAATACCACTAAAACTTGGAGACTTAAACTTATGAACTATTTGGTCTGCTTTAAGATTCTGTATAAATATTCCTATAACTAATGCTAATCCAATTAGCATAACAAACCATGCTATTCTATTTTTTTCTAGTTCATCTTTCCTACGCTTTAGTTCAGCGTTTGATGGTCTACCTCTTTTCTTCTTAATCTTTTCTTTGGTCATCTCTATCTGCCTTAGCAATTTTACTGCTATCTATAAGTTGAGGTACGCCAAGAATAGTTTTAATTAAAGTGTCTTGTCTTATGATTTCATTGTCTAAACTACGCACCCTATCAATTAATGCTACTAGTATTCCATGTTGTGAGTCAAGTTTTGTGCCTAGTCGTTCTTCTATAGCTGCTATTTGTGATTCTACTTTTTCATCAACATTATCTAGTTTGGTTTCCATGCCATCTACAATACGCATGATTAGTTTGTATATAAACCAACCCAACCCAACAGACGCTGCTATTGGAAAACCAACCTCTTGAATTACTTTTATTGCCATATCCATAATTATTAAGTGTAAGACCTAATTTCATCAGTATACTCAATATAAGCATCCATTTTTGTTTGTGTTGCTGTCATGTCAACACCACCATCATCATCTAAGACACAAGGAACTGCATATATAGATCCATCTTCTTTTTGTCCTACATAAAACTTTACAAAATCATCTTCTTCTCTTTGTATTATTTCAAAATTCATTATTCTTTAAAAGCTACTGTTACATAAACATCAGTTATAGAAAATAATGGGAAGCCTGACACTGTTAATTCCCATTGCCTCAAACCTGTTGCTGTATAGTAACTTGCACCACTTCTAGTTATAGGTAAGAAAGTACCAATATTTGTGTCTTGCCTTCCTACATAAACATGGACTTGCGACCAACCTGCATTACCTGTTGGAGTACCTGCTGTATCATATACCTGAAAAACATCAGTATTATTATTTGTATGATATAAACCCCAAGTAGGTGCTGTACTATATAAATCGCAAGTTGTATCAGTTGTTGAACCAAGAGCAGTTCCACCTATGTTAGGAGAATATCCTGTAAAGGTTTGCCCAAATTTTGTTATTTGTCCTATGGTTATTGTATTTTGCCACTTATAAAGAGACTTACCATAAAAGTTAGACATAGATATTGCACCTGAAGATACATCTGCTAAATCTCTAAGACTTGTTTCATTCATATTAGATGTAGCTGTAGCACTTCTTTTAAGTTCTAAGTTTATTGATCTCCCATAAGTGCTACCACCAATAGCCATAGTTCCACTAGTTTCAAGAGTCATTATCTAACCTTTGTTTTAATTCATCTATTTGCTTTTGTTGATCTTTAACAGTTTCAATAAGATATCCAACTAAGTTGCCATAAGCTACTGACTTAGTACCCATTTCATCATCTGCTGTCATTACTAGTTCAGGTGATATTTCTTCTATTTCTTGAGCAATAACACCACTACCTTCAACACCATCTTTTATAAACCTAACACCACGCATTTGTAATGCTTTTTTACTGTCTAATGTTTGTATGTTTGTTTTTAATCTCTTGTCTGAAAAGGCTGTTACGTTGCCACTACTTGTGATTTCACCTGATGATATAGTTCCTATGTTGCTCATATTAAGAGAACTGTCTATAACAGTCGTTCCTGCATTTACAGTTCCAATTTTTAATGACCTACATATTGGTGTAGCACTTTGTATAACAATTCCATAATCACCACTATCAGAACCATAATAATAAGCTGCACCATCAACTGCTGATATAAGATTTTTACCATTATGACCTTTGTAATCTATTGATGCTGTTGTAGAACTTGAACCAAATTCAGTTCCTTTTACTGCACCTGAACTTGTTACTGCACCTGATGATATAGTTCCAACTGTAATATTTGGACTACCTGATAATCCTATTGCAGTAATACCAAGTGCGTTAATTTGTGCTTGAGTTTGGTCTGCTGTTGCTCCACTTTCAACTGAGTCAAGTTTTGTTTCTTGAGCATCAGTCATAAATCTTTTATTAGTAGCATCTGTAAAATTAGTAGTTGTGAATGTAGGAGTTGCTCCACTTACTACCGATTGGTTTATTGCTTTGACATCTGCGATACTTGAAAGCTCGTTATCCATTAATGCACCTGCACTTGTTACATTAGCGGTGTCTGTCACGTCAGCATTTGCTTCTATCGCATTAAGTTTATTGTGGTCAGCATCTGTGAATACATTAGAATTTGTTGCAGCTTCTACAGCAGCTCTTATTTCTGCATTAGTTTGGTCTGCAGTAGCGTTAGCTTCTATCCCATCAAGTTTAGTTCCGTCTGTAGCAATATCTCTACCATCAACAGTTCCTGTTACTGTCATATTTCCTGATAAAGCTATGCTTGTTAAACCTGTTAATGCAGTATCAAGATTAAGAGTAACAGCACCTGAAGTACCTCCACCATTTAAATTAGTACCTGCACCAACTGAAGTAATATCTCCAGTTCCACCACCACCAACAGCAGAACCATTAAAGTATAAAGAACCACTTACATTATAAAGTTTATTAGTTGTTGTGCTTGGTGTTTGTGAAGGTAATGCTAATGCATCTGCTGTAACCTCTCCAGTGAAGGTTGCGTTTTGATTATCAAGAGTTAATGACAAACCCCCATTAGAATAAATTTTTAGTGGGTCTACATTTGAAAAGGTTGTAAAACTATTAAAAGGACTATAAGTAATAGAAAATCTATCTGAAGGACTACTATCAGTGTGGGTTTGTTTTTGTACTCTTATTCCACCATAACCATCAGTGCTAACAAATCTAGCATAAGCGTTTTGTGTCCTTTGATTAATTGTAGGAACTGTTGAATCTGACTTACCTATAACCAATTCAGGAGATTGTCCTATTGCTTCTAAATCACCATCTACGACAAAATCTCCTTCAACAGAAGCACCCTCTAATAAACTTAGTAAGCCTATTCCTCCAGTTTCACTGTAAGCTAAAACATTATCTAAAGTATCATCTCCAAGAGTTATAGCACTAGCATCTAAAGTACCTGTAATGGTTGCGTTAGTAACATTTAAAGAAGTAGCTGTTATTGAACCTGTAAAAGAACCACTTGTTGCTGTGATTGCACCAGTGATAGTTGCACTTGTTGCAGTTAATGCTCCATTACTTGCTACAATAAAAGCACCTGAACCTAGATTTATTGATGAAGAAGAACCATTAATCGCAATACCTGAATTGTTAATAATTACATCACCACCACTAACAGTTACATTGGCTGCATTTAATGTTCCTGTGTCTATATCATTTGCACTTATAGAACCAAAGACACCTGAAGCTGAAGTTATAGTACCTGCTGTTATTCTGTCAGCATCTATACTACCTGCTATAACCTTTGCACCTGCAATAGTTCCATCTACAACTAAATCACCAGTAGTAAAATTAGTGATCTCTACAAAAGAACCACCACTGCCTGATGTACCTGAATATTTATAGGCTTTAGATACTTTTGGACTAGCACTAGTATTAACCATAATTAAAATATCATCATCAAAAGGCAATCTGCCATGTGCTGTGTTAAATGCTGAATCTGATAAAGCAGTAGTTGTACTGCCTTCTACATGAAAATAACCTGAAAAATTAGGTATAACAATGTCTGTAGCTTCTACCTTAGTAAAAGAGCCACTTGCCTGATTTGATGCACTAGATTCTTTATCAAAAAAAGATACAGCCTTAACTTTAAAATAATATGTGGTTGAATCTGCAAGACCATCATCAATACCAAAAGATACCTTTTGTGTCGCACTTGGAACACCTGCTATTGTTCTTACAAGATTAGTGCCATCATTAGGTGTAAATCCTGAACTTGTTGCTCTATAAATTTTAATATCTCTTAAATCTGAATTACTTGGATTTGACCATGACAAACCAATTGAAAGTGGCTTTCCAGTAGTAGCAGATAAAGAAGTAGGAGCAGATGGTGTTGCTATACCTGTTCCTGAACTTGTGTTTATATTGACTTCACTTGTGTTAGCACTAAAAACATTATTAGCTGAAAAATGTCTAGCTACTATGTAGTAAACAGAATTAGCTTTTACATTCGGTATGATTTCTTTAGTCTTACCTTTTCCTGCAATCAATGAGCCAATATAAGTTCCTGAAGATGTTCCATAAAGTATTTCAGTGCCTTGTATTAAATCATCAGGGTTATTTGTCCACTGAACTTGTAAATCATAACCAGTGTTAATTAAAGTTGCTGATACTGATAGATTGGTTGGTGCTGTTACGCTAAAACTACCTGTAGAAACGCTTGTGCCTTCGTCTATGGGACTGGTATAACTACTTGAAGCAAATGCGTATACAGAAGAATCAATCTCTTTAAGGGCAAGTCTTGTAGCAAGTACTGGGACATCATCTGATTCAATAACTTCTAGATTTGTGCTTAAAACTTCAAATGTTTTATTTGTAAATCCTAATCTTTCGTTTGTAAGGTAAACCCAATCAAATGGTTGTAGTTGCATATAAGCAATATTGCAAAGCACTGACAGGCTTAATTCTTTTCTTGTATGCAATAAAGCTGTTCTTTGCAACCTTTGTGCCATTGTAGTTGTATCAGTGAATGGCAACTGTATTTCTAAAGATTTTCTATAATTAGCTGAAGATTCTCCAGTTGGCGTGTCATTGCTTAAAAAAGTGCTATCTGTATAAACAGGTGAATCTGTAGCTATATAATTATTATTAGCATCTACATAAACAGCTTTAACTGTATTAAAAGACTCTCCACTACTTTGCTTTGTAACTACAGAGATCGGTGCTAATAGATTATCGTCTGTTATTGTCATATCAGGTGTAACAGAAGCACCTGCAAACATTACAAACTTACCATCTATATATGATAATTTACCTGCACAAGAACTTAGCAATCCTTGTATGACATCACTACCACTGGCAGACATATTAGTTATACCATTTGCTGTATAAAGTTCTTCTGTAAATGTAAGAGTTACACCATCAGCTATGGTTTGTGCTGATGAAAGAGTTATCAATAAACCCCTTCTTCTGACTACTTTTACTACTCCTGATATTCCTGTTCCTGTTACTGTTTGACCAACATCTATAAGTGTTAATGTTGATGATGTATCTACTGTTACTCCAATTGAACTTGAAGTTGCACCATTAACTGTTGCTGTTCCAATAGTGTTACCACTATCACAAGTATTGGCTGCTGATGCAAAACCACCTAATGCTGTTGTGTCTAAGACTTCGCTAGACGTAGCTTTTAATCCATAAGTAGTATTGGTTATGTAATCCCTTACACATAAAGCAGGGTTATCAGACCAAGCAGTAGATGATGTTCTAGGGTCATAAACCTTTTTACCTTTTACAACAAAAGCCATAGGTGGAATACCACCACCAAATGCTTCTGAATCAACGACCATTTCTATTAACATATATGACATGCCAATAAACTTGTCTGAAGATGTCAAGGATGTGTTATTTACTACAGTTGAATTAGCTGTTGTTTGTGAGCCATCAACAAAAACATATCTAAGCAAAGAACTTTGTACACCAAATTTATTTTCATTATCAGCATTTACAAATTTACTGTTAGTCGCATATTGAAAACCACCACTAGATGTAGTAGTTAGAATCTCATCATTGATAAGTACATCTTCAAGACTTTCTACTTCATGTCCTGCTAAAACAACTATCATGGATAACTTGTAATTATCAGTTCCTGAGGTTTCTATATGGGTTATTGTTCCACCAACCCTAGCTTTACCATATATTATTTGTCTTGGTGCTGTAGCTGTTCTTGTTGCTACTTTATTACCAAAGTTTTCAGAAGCAGTAGCTTTAATGCCTTTTGACATTAGACCACCGACCAAAGTTGATATAGCTGACAAAGCAGCCATTTCCATTGCTGTTACACCAAATAAAGTAGCTGCTGCACCACCGACACCTGCTGTACCAAATACAAAAATTGCACCTGACATAACAGCAAATGTTACTACAAATATTGTTACTGCTGCTTTTACTGCCTTAGCCATTAGATACTCTCCATACAGATATTATTTCTACATTTTGTTTTGCTACTACCATGTCATCTGATGGTGTTAATACTTTAAACCCATCTGATATACCTACTAATTCTGATTCTTCTTTATAGACTACTAAATCACCTTTTTGCATAAATGCTTTATCTACTTGCATTACACCTTTTTCTTTACAGGCTTTAGCAATACTTTTAGACAGTGTTTTACCATATTCTTTTATTGATCGCATAGCTTCTGCTTCTGTTTTCCATTTTAATTGTTTAGGTATTAGGTCTTTACCAGTCATAGACTTGATACATGCATTAGAAAATTTACAGCAATCCCATGAACCCCATGCAAAACCTTTGAATCTATTTTTAGCTATAAATTCATCAAGCAAAATGTTCCAATCTGTTTTTTTTATTAGCACTATCTTTCTTCCTGAACACCGACATTTTTACCATTATCTCTACCACCACCACCACTACCACCTGTTCCTGCACCTGTGTTACTTGATGAACGACCCCATATAATCTCTTTATCTTGTAAAGATTGAACTCTATCAAAACAGGTATCACCTGTACTTATATATTGCTGTGATTCTTTGGTATATCTAAGGTTAGATGGTCTTTGTAGGTCAATCAGTCTATTTTCAGCATCTACAGTGATTGTAGAACCATTAGGGTCATCATTTATTACCATTGATTGCATACGACCTTTGAACAAAGTCATAGTTCCTACAGTGGTGTCTGTGCCACCTGAAAGATATCCTAAGTAAACAGTTATAAATCTATTTTGATAATTTTCTGTTAATGCTAAATCTAATACAGTTGCATCCATACCTGCTAAAGCTACAGACAATCCACTTGATTTAAGTTCTAAAGTATCTTCAATGTTTGATATAGAGAGTAATGTGCCAACACCAGTATAAGTACCTCCATCTATAGTGAGGTCATAATCTCCTGACCATAATCTAATGGTTTCTGTGTCAAATTCGGCTTTAACTGCTAAGAATAATACTTGATGGTCTGCTTCAAGGTAGCTAGTAATAGAACTATCTATCCCACCTCTATTAGACATTTAAACTACCTCAATACAAGAGAAAGATATTCCATAGTTAGAGATATTATCAGCATCCCAGTCAACATCTTTTGTTGTTAATCTAAACAATCCTTTTGGAGTTGCGAATCTTACTAAATGATTTTGTGTTATAGCAGTTCTTAGTTTTGGTTGTATCTTAACCCCATAAGTATCTTCTCCACCTATGACATTTAATGTTGCATCATCTGTAACCATTACATATTGAACAGGACTTGCACCTGCTGTTGAACTTGATGTTATTTGTAGGTAATCGCCTTTTTTAATAGTTCCTGTTGCACTGTTAGAACTTGCTGATAAATTAATTCCTGTAGCACCTTTTTGATTAGATTTGATTGTACAACCTGTTTTATCTGCTTCTGTTACTAAACCACCTGATTCAGATTCAACAACTACTGTATATGCATTAGTTTTTGTAGTTATTTTATGTGTTCCATTGTTTTCAGGATTAGCTGAACCAGTAACCACTATAAAGTCTCCAACAACTGCATTAGCAAAAGGTGTTGTATTAGACGGTGCTGTTATTGTTTGTGTTGTAGATGAGAAGTCTAATTCTATGCTTCCTTGATTAATTCTATCTTTTGCCTTGAGATCGTTAGCATTGTATGTACCTTGATTAACTAAAGCATCAGGGTCTGCAAATTTAAAATGATTTACAGGACCATTGAGTTCTAATAAAAATGATTGCCAATTTTTAGCTACATCTCTACGCATAGGTGGTAGATTGACTGTAGCTTCCCAAAAGACACCATCATATTCTTGTGTCCTTATTTTTCCTGTATATGGAGAAGCCACACTACCGACTGCCCTTCTTAAAACAAAGTTACTCCTAATAAAATTAGGTGTACTTGGCATTGTTACTATTTTAGCCACCGACTAGACTCCTTCTAAAGTTACCACCACGCATTGCTGATTCCTGTACTGCTGCTTTAGTTACATCAGCTATCTGTGGCATCATTTTTGTTACCTCTGCTCTTACAGTAGATACAACGCCTGTAGCAAAGTTTACATTTTGATAAATGTTTATAGGTGTACCACCACCCATAGCGTTTTTGCTGTTCATGTTATTCATAATAGTACCACCAGTATTAGGTACAAATATTTCAGGACCACGTTCTCCAACCATATAAGGAGAACCACCTTGTACTGTTCCACCACCTGCTTTTTTTCCAATACTCATGGTGGGCAAAGCATCAGTACCTGTTAAGCCAAATACAGAATTTAAAATTTTATTAACAACAGCCATCTGTAAAAAAGTAGCAATAATTTGACTTACTATATTTTTTGCAAAATCTTTAAAGCTATCCAATGCATTTTCACCTTCCAGTAATGAGTTTACAAAATCAGTAGTAAAGGCATTAGATGCACTTATAATAGTTTGTTGCATTTCACTACTAAAAGTTGTCACTTCTTCAAGTCCATCTCTCAATTTACCTAAATGGTCTACAACATCTTGCATTTCACTAACATCTTTTACACCAAGAAAAGCCATAATACCTTTCAATTCTTTTTCATCTCCTGTCTGCATCAAATCTTTTATGTAATCTATTTGATCTTGCAATTTTTTTGTTTCAGGAACTGTGTCTTGTACTAATTTTTTAAATGTTGATTGGAAATCTATTAATCCTTCAATGTTACCTGCTTCAAATTTTGTAGTTTTAACTGTTTCCTTTTTTGTATCTTCAATGCTTTGTAATATTTCTAATCTTAATGTTTCTTTATTTGTTATATCTTGTTGTAAATTTAATAACTTTTTCATATGTGATATAACTAGTTCATCTTTCATAGGTATATTGTTTGCCATTAAATTTGCTCTAGCCTTATCAGCATCAATTTGGTCTTTTAACAAAGCAGCTTGTTTCTGTGGGTCTGTTTCTGTAATCCCTACATCTGCTACAGTGATATCACCTCTTAGCCTTCTAACTGTTTTGCCTATAGCATTTGCCATATCAGTTAATCTATCAGCCATATTTTTTAGAAAATCACCAAGACCACTTTTAAATACTTCATCACCAAGTTGTTTAAAAGCAATAACCATATTAGAAGTTTTCGTACTTAGGTTATCCATCTTAGATTCCATAGCACCACCAAACTTTTCACTCAGACCTTCTGTCAATGCTTTT